ATCTTATCGGCATATGGTTCCGTATTCTTATTGAAAGCCGCTTTAATTCTTTCATCGGTGTCGGTATAGTCATTAGAGTAATAGATTTTACCGATATTCTTACAGTTGTCCAAAAGGTCAACAATGTTTTCACCCTTTAGATCACTCTTGATCGTGACCGTGACCGTATCAAGTTTCATTCGCTTAACATAAGGAATAATACCTCTAGAGATTAGATCGGCATCAGGCCACATGCCAAATTCTTTTCGTTGTTCAATAGTAAAAAATTCAGGATTCATAATTAAACTCCATATTTCTGTTCGATTTTTTCTTTCAAGAAAGGAACTCTATCATATTGATGTACGATTGTATATGGTTTACCACTAGGATCCTTCACAATACCATCATCAAACATAGGCTGAACATCTTCATACTTTGTCAGATAATCGTCTAAATTCGAGTTAACACCGAGATCACCTTTACCAGCTTTGACAGCTTCAAGAGTTGTGCCTAACTGAATAGCCCAATCTTGAGTGTTGTCGGTGCAAAGCGCATCAAGATTATATTGAGTTAAATTGAGTAAGAAATTAAACACAGCCTGATCTACAATGGGAATTGGGCGATTGACACTCATCTGAAAGATAGAAAGTAATAGATCACGAACGAACTCAAAATTACCTGCGATAGTTCCTACATTATAGATAGTTTTTTCCTTCAGAGCTTCGTGAAAATATGGACCAAAAGTTTCTAAGAGATTATTATTTCCCCAAGGTTCGTTCTTATATCTCATACCTTCAGATGAACAAACCATGTGATAAAATTCTAAGTTGTCATATAGCCAATCAGAAGGATTAGATTGAAACACCACATCGCGAGTGTCTGTAGTAATGACGTGCATATACTTCTCGGTTGTTGTCATCAAATAGTTCCACATATAGAAGAATCTTTCTACATGAGGTGCACCGCCGCCATGAGCGACGATATCACCACGATCATTTTCTTTGCCGTGCAGAGAAAGTATAACACCTTCTTTGGTCAATTTATCGATAGTATTTTTGGTCAAATTAGTTCCAACAAGAACTACGTCACCCGTAAACCCACTCATCTTGATCGAGTTTACCCAATACTTGAGTTGATCCCAAGAATAGTTTGAGGCCCCGCCTATAATCAAATCTTTCGCCATGGATATTTTCCTTTGTATATAGATTTTGTTTCTTCATTACCTTGAAAAAAGAAGTCCGGTTTTACTGAACCTTCGTTACCATCTAAACGATAGTTGAGTGTGTATTCGCCGTTAGTATCGTGCGAAACATCGCGAACAACTCTATAAAAGTTACGATCACCGCCCCAACCATGATGCCAGATATGACAGCATTTGATAAGAAACTCTCGGCGAAACGCATATGAAGATGTGTCAATTAGAAACTTATCTGTAGATGTTCGAATAGGCCATTTACCTAAACTCTCGCAGTTATCATTAGTAATATATTTTTTATCTTGATCGTAAATGGTGCGAAGCGAATATGCGAATTGATTATCGTCTCGCTCAAGAACTTTGACAAGACTTTCAACATGATTCGGTTCATACCAATTATCTTCGTCGAGAAAGAAGATATAATCAGAGTTGATAAGATGAGGATATGCTGCATATATGCGATGCCCATAGAAACCATTTGCACCTGTATTTTCTGGTGAAGTCGTATATTTTGTGCATGAGCGAGCTTGTGAGTTTAACATTGTCTCATCAAAGTATTTTATACCATCGATGACAACGAGATGCTGGACAAACCCATACGTCTGTCGTTGAACAGAGTCAATGGCATCTTGTAGTTTTGATGAGCCAATAGTAGGAGTAATTACAGTAACAGTCTTAGGTTTCACGGGAGCAGTGACAAAATTATATTGCATTATTTCACTGAAGCACAGAGAACATCTTGAGGTGTATGCCCGTCTAGAAAACGAATATTATAATTAAGATTGATATCATTAATTATTTTGATTGCATCGTGTTCTTTGACATAGGACCATTCGGCACTACCGAACAGACGACGATCATCAATAAAGATAGTGTGTTCTTTGCAAGCATGTTGTGCAATCAGTGCCAGTTCGTCAACAACGGGGGTACCTCCAGATTTTCCACCAGAAAGTGGCCCGGAAGCATGAGCGTCAAGCCAAAATGTGGCTGGTGCGATGATTTGAGAAAGAATATCCTTAAGACAGTCGATAGAATCACCAAAAAAGATATTAACTTTAGGATTATCTTCAAACATCTTAGTACAATCATGGTATAACTTTTCATTCAACTCGCACGAATATACTTTATCATATCCAAAATTAAGGGCGAGTTTAACGGTGTCTCCCATATATGTGCCGGTTTCTACAAAGATATTTCCATTACCATATTCTCTCAGGTATTCTTCGGTAATATGAGAAGCACTATTCCACACATAAGTAGGTTTTGAATCGTCAATAATATTCAACTTAAACATAACAACACCTTTCTTCATTATATAATATTATATATAAACTCTGCCATAGAGTAGAAGAGAGAATTTCTCCTCTCTTCTTTTTTGTTATTTAATTTTTTAGAGCAGAGGTCTGACTAAAATATGGTATTTCTATTCTAGTTAACCCAAGCTCTTCGAGTTCACTATCACTGAGATTATACAATTCATATGCGGTCACATTAACTCTTCTAGTCACATCTATCATATCTAAGAACGTCGAACTCATTTGTTCGAATACATTTAACATCTTTAGTCCTTTAGAAATTGTTTCTCCGACTTCACAACATCGTTGATCTTAATCTTCTGTGGCTTTTTATCTTCTGGGATAAATCGCTCAAGCCAGACTTTCAACATTCCATTAATTAGGTCGGCGTTCTTCACTACAACCGTATCGGCTAGCGAGAACTTACGGGTGAATGGTCGTTCCGCAATACCTTTGAAAAGGTACTGGTCGTTTACATAATCAGATGCGTGAATGTCACCTTTTACGGTAAGTACACCGTCTTGCAACTCCAACTCGATATCCTGTGAACCAAATCCTGCGACAGCGATTTCGATTACATAGGTATTCTCACCGGTTTTACGGATATTATAAGGTGGATATGTTGGAATCTTTGGTAAATTATCCGCCACGTCCTGAATCTTTTTAAATACCTGGTCAAATCCGATAGAGGACTTTGAGAGGTCTGTAGCAAAAGAAAAAGGGTCGAAGTGCGGGATCTTATTGATGCTCATGTTATTAACTCCTGTTAAGCAAGTTGATTGTATACCTCCCATTAGGCGAGGTAAATTGTCAGTACGCAATACTTGATCTGACAACTCTATTTATATCACACTTTTAAGAAAATGTCAAGAGCCGTCAAAAACATCTGGTGATCCTGCTGCGACAGATGTGCAACCCGATATACCATCACCAACTCGACCTGCACCGAGCCCATCAGCAAAAAACTTAGATGATCCTGTCGTGATTGCTGCTGAATGGGTAGGGCAAGGTATAACCTCAGGCGTTAAATGTGCGGTGTTATTATCACTTTGTCGGCTAACGCCTAATCCGTTTATAAAGACAGTAGAAGATTTGCCTAACCTTGTCATCCCTGAACAGTGGGCAACGTCTGCGTCTGAAAATCTAGTGACCGCTGGCATTATCTCTTCTCCCTTTTCAACAACTCTTTTAACATGTCATTGAGTTTATGAAGCTCTTCGTGGTCATCATCTGTATGAGTTCCTTCTTTAATATCAGGCACAAAAGAGATCACATTATCAAAAGATAGTGGAATGTCATTATAATCATAATAGGTGTGCAATGATGCACCATCTCGTATAATGTACGTTCCTTTCACTTTTCGTCTCTATAACCTGTTGATAATACTTTAGGATTTAGGTCAATTCTAGGAGCTTGCTGTATCATATGTGTAGATGAACCAATATAGATATCGCCGTCTACGTCCATGTTAAGAGACTTAGCTCGCATATTGATGTTATCAGCCTGTAGGTCGAAGTCGCCATCAATATCTAACTTGATGCTTCTTTGCCCGTAGATAGTCACGTTGTTATCTTTATCGATATAGATTTTTATACCGCTTTTAGTCTCAACTAAAGAAGGTCCAGTGACAACTACAGTATTCAAAGATTCTTTTTCGCGAACGAGAACTTCACTCATACGGCGTTCCTCTTGGGTCTACCGCGACCTTTCTTACCAGAGACGGCTGCTACAGTTGCAACACCGGTTGAACCAAGCCCACCAACACGATCAGTCTTCTGCACAGGCTTATTTGTAGTTTCGGAGATGGCATACTTCTCTTGCTTCACCAGTTCAGCCTGAGCAACACGATCACCGTTGTTGATTGTGATATGATTTTCAGAGATGTTGGTGAGAAGAACAAAAGTTTCGTGAATATAATCGGAGTCGATTACAGCTTCGAGATTTGCAAGGATAAGACCTTGCTTATATGAAAGCCCAGATCGAGGATGAATACGTACAGAATATCCTTCAGGAATATCAAAGATCAATCCAGTAGGAACCATAATACGGTCACGAGGCATCAAAATAATTTTACCTTCTCTTAGAGTTCTGGTAAAACTAGAATTGTGACCATTGAAGCCAGTATATTCATGTTTACCATAAGCCTGAAAGGCGAGATCGAAACAGGCGGCTTGCTCGGTGCCAAAAGTTGGCAAAGTAACTTCAACATTAGTCTTAAAGATTTTCAATTCAGTCATGATATACTCCATTATTTAGTTATAGAAACGAGCCGTTCGTTTCATATGCACCAGAAAGGTCGAAATGACTTACGTTAGAAGTTGCGCCTACTGGTGTCGTATTTTTCCATGCTAGGTCGGTAGTTGATCCGGAATAATATAGCTTCATCACCGTATTACTTGTCGCAATATCGGTAATACCAGCTATATGATATATGGCGTTATTTGCGGGATTAGCAGGTTTACTATGTAATGTACCACCGCGGATAGTGATTGTTGCGGTAGATGGGAAGGGTAAAACGACTTGATATTGACCGCTATCTTGTAAGTCTGAAGGTTTAGTATTTGCAAAGTCTATATAATATCTAAGATGGGTGATAAGACCTTGCTTAACATATGATCCTGTTGCGACCACATTTGCGACGGCATTTCCATTAGCAGTAAACTGAGGATCAAAAGATTGTCTAACAGATACGATA